CACCAATTAACAATTTAGGATATGGGGTAGCTGGGTACAATATTTATAAAGAGTTATACAAACTTCATCCATCCACTTCCCTATATCCTATTTCTAAACCAGAGTTTGTTGATAAATATATTCGTGCCGGGATGACCAATAGATTTACAGATTTGTCTGACAATCCCTCTGTAAAGATTTGGCATCAGAATGAATTACATACACATGTAGGAAAGGGTCTCCATATAGGGTTTCCCATTTTTGAATTAACAGAATTTTCTCATGAAGAAGCAATAAGCATTATGCATTGTGATAAAATATTTGTCTGCTCAGAATGGGCTAAAGATGTTTTATACAATCAAAAGGGATGGACCTGTCCGCCTGTCCATGTCGTACCACTCGGAGTGGATCTTGAAACGTTCCGACCTCAAAAGTCTAGTCGCAAAGAAACCATTTTTTTTAATTGTGGAAAATGGGAAAAGCGTAAGGGGCATGATGTTTTATTAGAATGTTTTAACGAAGCTTTTAAACAAACTGATAATGTAGAATTATGGATGATGTGTGATAATCCTTTCATTGGACCCAACAATCAAGGTTGGCAAGATTTGTACAAGAACTCCCCCCTGGGTAGCAAGATAAGAATAATTCCAAGACAACAAACACATAAAGATGTGTATAATATAATGAAGCAAACGGATTGTGGTGTTTTTCCAGCAAGAGCCGAAGGATGGAATTTAGAGCTATTAGAAATGATGGCCTGCGGCAAGTCCGTTATAGCCACAAATTACTCAGCACACACCCAGTTTTGCAATAAGGAAAATTGCTATTTGATCAACATTGATGAATTAGAAAATGCCCATGATGGTGTTTTCTTTTCTGGCGAGTATGGACAATGGGCGAGCTTTAATCAGAGAGCAAAAGATCAACTGATTGAACATCTTAGATCTGTACATAAAACTAAACAAAAATGGGGTAATGTAGAAAATTTTATGGGTATGCATACAGCCAACCAATTTACGTGGAAAAATTCAGCACAGGAGTTACTAAATGGACTCTAATTTTATAACACCTAGACAAACTTTGAAAGCCTACAAAGATGGTTTTGTTGGTGCAATTTGTGATGAAGAAGATGTAAAGGCACTACTTGGCGAATTGCCCATGCCTATTTTTGGTGCTGCTGCATATGATTTATTTGGATCTGGGGAGGGGAAACTTAGTCTACCCTTCAAAGCATTACTAAAATTTGATCCAGGGTTTGGTCCATCTGAAAGGCAGACTGATGGGGACTGCGTATCACATAGCACACGTAATGCGGTAGATGTAACTCGTGCTTATGAAATTTTACACAAAGATGATAGAGAAATATTTGAAACACGATCCGCAACCGAAGCAATTTATCAATCTCGTGAACATATGGGTCAGGGGATGACGTGTTCAGGTGCAGCTAGATATGTCGCACAAAACGGTGGTATACTTTTAAGAAAAGACTACAATGTAGAGCACGGAGACCTTACAGTATATAACTCAAGATTAGGAGCTAAAAAACTTATCCCCGATAGTGTATACAAGACAGAAGCAAGTAAACATCAAGTAAAAACAATTTCAAACGTAAGAACTGTAGAAGAGGCTAGAGATGCATTAGCGAATGGATACGCTTTATCTGTATGTTCTCGATATGGTTTTAGTTCTCGTAGAGATTCTAACGGCATTGCTAAAAAGTCAGGTTCGTGGGCACACGCGATGGCTTGGATCGCCTGTGACGACACAAAAGAAAGACTTAATGAAACTCTGTTCCTGGTACAAAACAGTTGGGGCATTTGGAATAGTGGCCCAAAAGTTCATGAACAGCCAGAAGGATCTTTTTGGATTAGAGAAAAAGATGCCCGTGGAATGCTTTCTGGAGGGGGTGCTTGGGTCTTTAGTGATGTAGATGGATTTCCCGCCAGAGAAATTGACTGGTCTAGTTTCGATGACCAATTTTAAGCGAGGTACGTTATGCAAAAATTAACTACACGAGAAAAAATTATTATAGGTATTATTGTTATTTTTGGATACGCTTATTTCACAGGATTTGAAAAAATTCCTGTAAACTACGGGTTGACAAATGACGATATAGATATTATAATTAAAGACACAGAAGCTGGTTTTCATAAGGCGGAAAAAGAAGTTTTAGGTGTTACACCCCGGCCAACCCCACAACCAGTTGGCCCAGATCCAGATCCTGAAAAATGTATTTGCAAAGGTACTGGAAAAATCGTACAGGGGGACGGACATGTTTCACCTTGTCCTTATCATACGGGAGATCCACAAGAACTCCCTACGTATGATATTAATGAAAATAAACTGATTTATCCTCCATCAGAGATAAAAATTAATCCAGAAGAAGTTAAAGACATTCAAGGCGGGACAGGCGGCTCATGATCAGGGACTGTTAAATCTTCAGGTTCTGGAGAGAAGGCCGTAACAGGGGTAAGCAGAACAGTTCGAAAAAGAAGAGGTGTATTTGGCCGCATTTTTGGCCATCGTCGTTAATTTTTAAATATGGGAGAAATTATTATGAGTAAACTGAAATCGCTTTTGACATCTAGACGTTTCTGGGTTTCGGCAGTTGCTTTGGCTTCTATTGTAACTTCTGAAGCGTTTGGTATTGAACTTAATCAAGAACAGCTAATTGGTATTATTACAATTGTTGTAGCTTGGGTTATTGGTGACACTGTTAGAGAAACTAAATAATCAAACACATTGAGGAACTATTATGGACTTTCTATCGGATATTAATCCTATTCAGTGGATGCTTATTGCAATTGGTGTTTTTATTCTAGGTGGCCCCGTTGTCACCAATGGCAGGGAGTGGATCGCCAGATTTTGGAAAGAAAGAGAAAAGGATAATACTCCTGTAGATAGGGATCTTACAGATTTAGTCTGTAAGTGGGAGTGTCTTTCTGATGCAACTCACAAGGCTGGACTTTACGAGGCTTGTGAAAAATTAGATGAGGTATTTCCTTTATTGATTGGTGTAAAGCATCACGACCATGACGACTTAAGTGATGACGACTCAGAACCGGAGAAATCAAATGAGTAATAGAATCTGGCTAGGTCTAGCCTTTATAGTTATAGGTTTATTTGGAAATCAAATTTTAGAGGTGTTGGCACAACCTGTAAGTCCAAAAGTGGATATTGAGCTAACATCTCCAATGACCGATAAAACTGAGCAATTGGTAAAACCAGTTGCTGACAAAGTAACCGAATTAGACGATAGGACTAGACTAGCCATATTCAACGATGTTTTTTCCAAGAGGATAACATCTTACGATTGCGATGCTCAACAAATGGGAGATGTATACATCAAAGCAACAGAAAACGTATTTGATGGATCACTCAAAGATAAATATGATGGATATGGAGATGGTATAGTTTCTATATTTAAGTCAACAGTAGGAACAGACAATCATAGATTAAACGAAATTGAAAAAGTTGAAGTATCTAAAAATTTTAACGCTTTAGCTTATTCTCTATCACTTTAACGAAGGAAAGATGTAGAATGGACATTTTGCAAGTGTTGATTGCTAGGTATGAAGCTAACATGTCTGAATGTATGTTTCAAATGAATGCATCTATTTTAAGACCCACTGAAAAGGGGTCACTTAACAGACTGGAGTCTGCTGTAGAAAAATATACAATTTTGAAAAATCAAGTCGATGTTTTACAAGATTTAAGAGGTCAAATGTTGGCGAGTCAAAAATTTCAAAGACAGGAGGCTGAAAAGCAAAACGCAACTAAAAAGAAAAAATAATGAAAACAAAACTTACTCTTATAATATTGGAAGTTCCTCCATACAATCGAGCAGCGTTTCCTAAAGCTAGATTGGTGGTAAACAAAAATAATCAATTTCCAAATAAATACGTTTCCACAAAAAATATTGACGAGACATTAATTGATTTATGTTCATCTTGCATTAATATCAACTACGCTTGGTTAAACCCTCAATTAACAGATTTAGTTCATGAAGAAAAGGGTACAGTAGAAGCTATATACGTAACAGTTCTAGAAACTGGAACTTTAGTCTGCAAACCAAATTATAAAATAATGTCTCTAGACGATTTAAAAATAAAGGAAATATATGCAAAATCAATCACCTCGACCCCAAGAACCATCGGACAATAAAACTGTCAGCTGTGAATTGATTATACAATCTGACACTGATGGTATAGTAGAATATAATTGTAATTGGATTTCTGGTGAAGAAGGTTTAATAGGATTGGCTTCAATATTCTACAAGTTACTAATAGAAAATTTTGGAGAAGAGATTTTTAAAGAAATCAAAAATGAATGCGTAATAAATAGTAACGAGGCCGACTATGTGACTGTTGTTAATTTAATAAATAGCCAAGCTCAAAAGAATACCAAGACCGAAAATGGCAATGATGTAGTAGTCCCTCCTGATCAAGTTTTCAATATTTAACAGGAGATTTTGAAATGTCAATTAAATCACATAAAAGAATCATCTGGACTAGCTGGAATGCTTTGGCAGAAGATTATATTGAAGCATATCATGACGAATTAGACAAAATGGAAGAAGAGCTGAATAATATTGATCAAACAGAAATAACATCGGCTCCTCTTGGTTTGTTTATGGGAGGCATGGAAAAAATGAACATGCTACATACACCATTTGGCATGTTTCCCATGGAGTCTATGTTTAAGCCATCTGATATGTGGGATTGCAGAATAGGAGTTACTAATTTTAGTATCACCAACGATATAAAAGATATTTTAGCAAATGATATAGAAGGTATTGAAGCCTTAAAGGTTATGGGTCGATACACCTTCTGTATAGGGATTCCCGTTACTTTTGATTTCAAGGATGTTAGGATAGATATTGAAAATAAAATTTGCACTTATACAGAAACGGAGGTCATGACAGAAGAAACTCAAGCAACGGTAGAACTTGTAAAAGAGCAATTAAAACACAACAAGTATTGGTCTATTTTAGTTGCTTCAACGGGCAAAGTAGATTACATTGTTTCTGATAAATTAGATCATAAGTATCTAGAAGGTTTGAATAAGTTAGTTGAATTAAAACAATCAATTGGTGGAATTATTTTAAGGGGTGATGATGGATAGTGTAAATCAAAAATTTGATGAGAAATGGAATGATAGCAACGTTAGAAATATTATGAATAAAGTTTCTAACAGGTATAAAAACAATATTGATTTTGATGATATTGAATCCATTCAAATGAATACTTTATGGAGATGTATTGAGAAATATGACGAAACTCGTGGAACTAAATTCACGTCTTATTTATACCAACAACTTTCATACGCTTTTAAAAATAAAATAAAGAAAAAAAGAGTAGAGTTCAATGTTGATGATTTTGATAAAATGGATAGCAATTATATAAATAAGTTAGAAGTTATTGACATTATCAATGGACTTGAGCCAGAAACCGCAAATATCTTAGAACAAAGATTTTACGAAAACATGACCATGAAAGAGATTGGACGTAGAAATGGCTATTCAAGGGAAACTGCTAGACGCAAACTAAAAAATGCCATAAAAACATGTAAAATGATATGTGAATTTTAAAATTTTGTGTATAAAGTCATAGGAATCGGATCTTCTTTTGGATAAATTGGAATCATCGTAGTTTTGTTTTATACTTATTCAAAAGGAGATTTTATTATGGCAGTACCAAATGGCTCTGCAAGCTACCTTGTAAACACTACAGGCGGTGCTTATTCAGCAACTACCCAAGGCGGAACAATTCTTGGTAATTCAACTACTGGAACGGTTATCACAAAATCTTTCCCCTTGAAGGACGCTACCGATGACACTAAAAAAGTACCCGGTCCGGTAGAACGTGATTACCCAGGTTACGGTTCTTATCCTACAAATACCGGCGGTTTATACGGCACTCAGAAAGTACTTTCTGGTGGTACTTTTGCTTTCCAGGCAGCTGGAAGTTATGTTATTATGACACAAACCACCACTCTTTCTGGTGTTGCAAAAACCAACTTATTGATTCCTGGAGCTAACTCTAGTAATCAAGGCAACTCAATTCTTCAATTCAAGCACGACTTCGGTGCTAGGTTGCTTGCTAAATGGAGAGGTAACTCATTCTCTTGGAATGGAAATCTTGATAATGGTACTTCCATTAAGTCACGGCTTAATTGGTTGAATTCTGGAGGGACTGCCCCAGAAGCACCGTCAACAGCTACTGATCTTGATATGTTTGATCCTGTTGCCGGATCAACCGCATCTCAATCCGACAGTGCTGCCAATCCGACTCGTGCTATTCCTGGTGAATTGGTTATGAAGGTAGACTTTGTTACCACTTCAGTTTCTAGTGGTGGCGACTTCTTTGATTACAAACCAATTACTGGTATGTAAACCTTGATTTTTGAAAGGGGTTTATGACACTTTCCTTATGAAGTATAATCTTAAGTATTTCATAAGCCCCTTTCTTTTTTTGATTTAACATACATCACCGGAGCCTCCATCATGACCCCCGAAACATGGGAACTAATTCGCAACTTAATTGAAATGATTAGCGTATTTGCTATACCTGTATTTTCTTGGGTTATATACACTTTGGTTCAACAAGGAAAGCAGATTATCGTGTTAGAACAAAAAGTAAACGAGTCTTTAAATCAACGGCTGCAACGTGTAGAAAAGCGTATTGGAAATGTAGAAGAGAAGATAGACGAAATCGCTGAAAACGTTGTTGAATGTCGAATGATAACATCAGAAAACAAGAACGCCTACGAAAAGATCTCTGCGGAAATTAATAACAAATTTGATACCGTAATTTCTAAGATAGACGCTCACCATAAATAAGATTATATATTAGATTTAGGGGGACATGTTCCCCCTTTTTTATTTTTAGGAAAGAAAAAGGATGATACTTCTCACAGAATATTTTGAGTTTGAGGATCATAACAGAAAATTAGAAGTTATTGAAAGTATAAAAGAAAATTCTTCTTTAGAGCAAATTGAACAGATATTGCTATACTGAAAATCTTGTATATAAGTTACAACGGGCATGGAAACCAAAAGATAAAGTTTTTCATGGAAATAAAGCCGTGTCAAAAGCTATAGAATTCCAAGAGGAATTAACCCCTCTTTGGAGACAAACAATATTACGTTTCAAATATTGAAAATTATCTCTAATATTGAATTTTCATATTGATTTTTCTATCTAGATAGTGTATAATAATCTACATAGATAAAACATTGAATCAGAAAGGTATGTTATTAATGCAAGTCACAAAAGCCACTGGAGAAAAGGAAGATTTCTCCGTTGAAAAAATACATAAAATAGTTGAATGGGCCACCGATGGAATAAACGGAGTATCTCTATCAGACGTAGAAATGAATGCAAACCTATCTATTTATGATGGTATTCCAACAAAAGAAATACAACAAATCTTAATTCGATCTGCTAATGATTTAATCTCTGAATCCAATCCGAATTATCAATACGTAGCAGCTAGATTGCTTAATATGCAGTTAAGAAAAGATGTATGGAATTGCAGCAGACATCACAAACCTGTTGACTTTCTTATTTTTTTACGTAGGAATGTAGATAAAGGAATTTATGATCCGACTATTTTAGAAAAATGGTCAGAATTAGATATAGACGTTTTAGGTAAATATATTGACCATACTAGAGATAATTTGTTTACATACGCCGGATTACAACAGATGATTGACAAGTACTTGGTTAAGAACAGAAGTACTGGCACGATATATGAAACGCCACAATTTGCTTATATGTGTATTGCAATGTCGTTATTTGACAATGTTTCAGAAGCCAAAAAAGCTTATGATTGTTATTCAACGTTTAAAATAAATTTACCAACGCCAATTATGGCAGGTGTTAGAACAAATATCCGTCAATTTGCATCTTGTGTATTGGTTGATGTCGATGACAATCTTGATGGAATATTCTCTAGTATCCACGCTGTTGGAAAATACACAGCAAGACGTGCTGGTATTGGACTGAATATTGGACGTATGAGACCAATCAATTCTCCAATCAGGGGTGGTGAAGTAATTCATACTGGTGTAATTCCTTATCTAAAGAATTTTGAATCCGCCGTAAAGTCAACTAGTCAAAATGGACTTCGTGGAGGTTCCGCAACAGTACATATTCCTTTCTGGCATTATGAAATAGAAGATATTATGGTGCTTAAAAACAATGCTGGCACAGACGACAACAGAGTCCGCAAACTTGATTATAGTATTCAGTTTTGTAAACTTTTCTATGACCGTCTAATAGCCAATAAAGACATCACTCTTTTTAGCCCCGACGAGGCAAGGGGTTTGTACGAGGCTTTTGGAGATAATAAAAAGTTTGAAGAATTGTATTTAAAGTATGAAAATGCGAGATCTTTTAAATTTAAGAAAAAAATATCTGCCAGGAAGCTTGCTGAGATATTTGCTCGTGAGAGACTCGAAACTGGACGTATCTATTCCATGAATATAGACACCGCAAATAAAAACGGGTCTTGGGATGTTCCTGTTTACATGTCTAATCTTTGCCAAGAGATTATTCACCCCACTATTCCGATCAAATCAATAGACGATCCCGAAGGCGAAATTGGTATCTGTATTTTATCTGCTTTGAATCTTTTAGAGTTAACAAATGAAAAGGATATAGAGCAAGCCTGCAGAATGGCAGTACTAACACTGGATTCTGTAATTGATTATCAAGATTATCCGGTATTGGCTGGGGAAACCTTTACCAAAAACAGAAGATCTTTGGGTATCGGTATTACAAATTTGGCTGGTTTCTTAGCAAAGAATAAACTTAAATATGAGGATGTTGCTGCATTAGAATTAATTCATGGAACAATGGAACAAATTCAATGGAATTTAATTAATGCAAGTTGTGAGCTGGCCAAGGAAAAGGGGGCGTGTCCGAAGTTTGAAGAAACTAAATACGCTCAAGGTTTATTGCCCATTGACTGGTATAAAAAAGCGGTTGACGAGCTAGTCAAACCAAATTACAAAATGGATTGGGAAGGCTTGCGAGAACGTGTTAAAAAGCACGGCATGAGACACTCCACCCTATCCGCTATTATGCCCTGTGAATCTAGTAGTGTGATTCAAAATAGCACTAACGGTATAGAGCCAGTTAGAAGTTTACTGACTCATAAGAAGGCTAAAAATGGAGTTTTAAAACAATTAGTACCCAACTATCATATGCGTAAGAACCATTACACCCTAGCATGGCAAATGACAGAAAATCACAGCCTAATGAATATCGCAGCTGTTATTCAAAAATTTGTAGATATGTCGATGAGTACAAATCTTTACTACAACTATGCACATTATGAAGATGGCAATATTCCTCTAAGTGCGTTAATCAAAGATCAAATATACGGTTACAAATACGGACTTAAAAACTTTTATTATGCCAATACTCCAGATGGAGATGGTGAGACCGAAAAAGAACTTGGATGTGAAAGTGGGGCTTGTGCAATATGACTATTTGGTGGCACTGCCCGAAATGCAACAAGGTTACAGACGAATTTGAAAGTGAAGAATTTCAAGAATGTCCTAAGTGTAAGTATAGTAAGGATAAAAATGACTGTAATTGAACTTATAAAAAAACTTGAAAAAAGTTTATCAAAGGAAAGAAAGACAATGAAACGGCAGGAAATTATTAAACTGATGCATAAGATTAAAGAGGCGAGCAATGAAGACAATATTTAATACTAAAAATGTAGATCCTATGTCTCAACCATTGTTTCTTGGAAAAGACCTCGGTGTTCAAAGATATGATGTTTTAAAATATCCAGTATTTAAAAAGCTGGACAGCACGCAGATGGGAAACTTCTGGAGGCCCGAAGAAATCGAGCTTAAGAAAGATCGTTCTGATTTTAAGGAAATGTCTGATAATGAGAAGTTTATATTTACATCCAATCTAAAGTACCAAACAATGCTTGACAGTGTTATTTGTCGAGGCGTTCCTACATTGTTAGAATATGTCACAAATTCGGAGCTAGAAGCGTGTTTGATGACGTGGCAGTTTTTTGAAAAGATTCACTCTCAGAGCTATAGCTATGTTATACAAAATGTATACGCTGATAGCCGCGAGGTATTTGACGGTATCTATGAAGACAAAGAAATTATGAAACGTGCCAATTCGGCAATTGAAGACTATAATAATCTGATGGGTATGCATACCGCAACCAATAAACCTTCCGAAATTAAAAAACAGATCTACATGACTGTTATCAGTATTAATATCTTGGAAGCTGTAAGATTTTATGTTAGTTTTATTTGTAGTTTTGCCTTTGCAGAAAATAAAAAAATGGTTGGCAATGCTGACATTATTAAACTTATCAAAAGAGATGAGGCTTTACACTTAACAAATACTCAAGAAATTTTGAAGATTTTAAACTCAGAAGAATCTGAAGGATTTCTAAAGACAGCAGAACAATGCCAGGGTGCGGCAATAAAAATGTTTGAAAGTGCCGCCAGGGAAGAAAAACAATGGGCCTCTTACTTGTTTAAAGATGGTTCAATTATTGGTTTAAATGAATCAGTACTTCATGAATATATTGATTGGCTTTGTATGTCAAGACGCAAAGCTATTGGCTTACCTTATGACAATGTAGGGAAGAATCCGATTGCCGGATGGACACAAGCCTGGATGCAAAGTGAAAGTGTTCAAGTCGCACCACAAGAACATGAAATTACTAGTTATAAAATTGGTGCTAGTAAAAACGATTTGGATGACATGGATTTAGGAGACCTGCTTTGAGAATAGGAATTGTTTCAGGATACTTTAATCCAATTCACACTGGTCATTTGGACTATATACAGGGTGCAAAAGAAAAGTGTGAATGGCTTTACGTTATTGTAAATAATGACAATCAGGTAAAACTTAAAGGCTCTACCAACTTTATGGATGAGGTTTCAAGGCTTAGAATTATAAACGCCTTGGAAGCTGTTCATATGGCTATACTTTCTATAGATGAAGATCATACTGTTGTAAAGTCCATTCAAAAAATTTACAATATGCATTGTGATGATCCATTTGTAAATGGTATATATTTTATGAATGGAGGAGATAGGGCCGGAGATAATACTCCAGAAGCAGAATTTTGTAAGCAAAATGGAATATATCTACGCTACAATGTTGGAGGCGAAAAAACCACATCGTCTAGTCAATTGCTAGGAAAAGTTAAAGAAGACTACAATGGAGAATAGTTCGGTAGTTTTAAACAAGGAACAATAACGAATAATATGGGAAACAAAGTTGAGCTATTGGGTTATTATGGTTCTGACACTGTGATTGCTTGCAGTGCCTGGACCTCCACAAGCAGAAACCTAACTGATGAAAAGCGGGCAAGAATCCCTAAACTAATTGATATGTTGTGGAGCAATGGTCACGAGACTCCATTTGAAAAAGGTGTTGTGCATTTTCTAGTTGATACCGAAATCGCCAGTCATATCCATCTTTTGAAACACAGAATCAGTAGTCTTAACGCTGAATCCGCCAGATACAAAGAACTTCAAGAAAATAAATACTACCTACCAGAAGATTGGCCCGATGACTGGGCAGCAAAACTTGAAAAGTATACAATGATGGGTAATGATCTATACCATGAAGCCATTGCCGAACTCGAACCTATTTTAGGACGCAAAAGAGCAAAAGAATCGGCCAGATTCTTCAAGACTTATAACAGTCAGATTCAGGCTGATATAATGTTCAATATGCGGAGTTTTGCCAACTTTCAGAAGCTTAGAAATAGTGAACACGCCCAGATAGAAATCAGAGATATAGCTCAGCAAATGTGGGACTTAGTAGAATCAATTGACGGACAACCCTTCAAATTTACACTAGACATAATTAGGAGATCCATGGATGCATAAAAAGAATGTATATAATGCCTTGTTGAGTCAAGCTAAAACTGATCGCTTTCAAGCTTTGACTAGTTTGAAAATTATGCTAGATTTCCCAGCGGGTATTGGAGATCATAGCACATCAGATCTCCATAATAATTTGAACGAAGCATTATCCAAATTGGCTGATGCTGATGGTAGAATTGAGACATTAAAAAGATATCAATCGGAGTTATTTTAAATGGACCAACAAAATTATGGGATTATTCACGGCTTTATTAATGGAATATTAGAGAGATTTGGTATTGATGAAGAATTGATAAAACAATTATCGAATATTGTGGGTGGAGTAGTAAAGAATGTCGAAGTCAATGAAGTCGGAGACGAGACATATATTACGATTCATTTAGACAAGATACATTTCAAGTTTAAAAAATGAGGATAAAATGAGTCTAGAGAATTATGTTGAAAAGATCAAACAATGGCATCATGCCAGAAACCTTATTGAAGGATCTACAGATAAAGACCAGTTCTGCAAACTAGCCCAAGAAATGGGAGAATTATCGGACAATTTATGCAGGGGTAAAGATATTTCTGATGATATTGGTGATATGATGGTGGTTTTGATTAATATTGCAGAACGAAATAATCTTTCACTAGTTGATTGTTTAGAACAAGCGTGGAATGATATCAAGGACAGAAAAGGCAAGATGGTAGATGGAATTTTTATTAAAGAAAGAGACTGAATGTGTATAAAGCATAGAATAATAATTGATTGTCCGTAAGGAAGCAAAATGAGCGATCCATTTACTACACCAAATAATAGAATATTTTATGCCTGTCAAGGCGTTTGGACTGGAGATGGCGGAACGGGTGCAACTAACTGGCTACCTGGAGTTCAGGCTATAGGTATCAATAGAGAAATAGCTCCTGAAACACTTTTTGATAATGGTAGATTAAACCAAACTTTTACTAGATATGGTAAAACAAATTTTGTTATAACAATTTCTAGAACGCTACCGCTTGCAGGCAACGGTTCTGGATTTTTTTATAAGACATCTCAAAGTACCTATGAAGCCGGTCATTTACTTAGCTCAAACGGAGTCGGTCCAGGTGGTGAATCTGTAAAAGATTATGATATAGCTATTTTTTATGGTTCAGATTCTTTAAACAATATTGGTGCTGCCGGGTTAGGAGCAGAATATTCTGTCTATATATTTAAACATTCATTATTGACCAATATATCGTACAATATAAGTGTCGATGGAACTATAACAGAAGATCTTACTTTTCAATCCCAAATGTATGATCAATTAAATGATTCTACATGGACTGACTTCTCTGATGCGGCAAGCTCTGCTGGTTCATTACCACAAGGTGCCCAAAATTTAACCAGAAAAGACATTGATATATCGAACTGTATATTTCCAAAAGAGGTAAATGAAGCATTCAATATAGGTAATGAGTTTCAAGGATCTCCAATTTTTGGACTACAAAGTATCAATATAGATTGTTCTTTTAGCTACAGAGACCTTCCAGATACTGGCGTGTGGAGAGGTAGTGATACGTCCTCAGAGGTTAACAGATGGAAGGTTATGGAATTACCAGTTGCAATAACGGCTAGTTTTACAGGTCTTGTTAGATCTCACTATTTTGTAAGCAGTGCAGATCAAAATCACACCCTTACAGACACCTACCATACAGCAGGAACATATGGAGCTGAAAACAAAGGTATTGGTAAGTATCAAACAAATCGACAAATTCGTATTTTAACAAATATACTTTATCCAGAATCTAGCCCAACTGATCTTTTTCAATGGGATTTAAGTAATAGAAATTATTTGACAAGTTTTGATGTAACGGGAGGTGATACCGGAGGTGGAAATATAGAAGCAACACTTAGTTTTCAAAATGATTGCAGTGATTTATTTTTATATCAAGGAGCGACAGCACAAAATTATGTCCCGTTAGATGGTGCAATCTATTAATCTTTTGTAGGGAGATAGCATGGGTCGTAAACGATCATCTCAGAAACAGCCAATTAGACCTTCTAGAAAAAAACTAAAACCCAAAACGGAGAATCAAGAAAATTATATTATATCTATGGCGGAACAGGATATAACATTTTGCTCTGGTCCCGCCGGATCTGGAAAAACTGCTGTAGCAGTAGGAATGGCTTGTGAATATATCTTATCAAACAAAGTAGAAAAAATTGTTATAACTAGACCAGTTGTAGAATCCGGTAGAGGTATTGGATTTTTACCCGGAACTTTAAATGAAAAAATTCACCCGTACATGGTTCCGACTATAGAAGAAATAAAACTATACTTGGGCGTAGAAACACACAACTCAATGAGGGCAACAAATACTATAGAAATATGCCCACTAGAGTATATGCGTGGAAGAAATTTTCATAATACATTTATGATACTTGACGAAGCCCAAAATGCAACCTTTGAACAAATTAAAATGTTTTTAACACGTATTGGGATTGGCTCAAAAGCTGTTATAAACGGAGACCTAGATCAAACAGACCTTAGAGGTGATGCTTTTGGTGGCTTAAAAAGATGTATGTCTTCTTTAGAAAATCTAGAAGGTGTGGCGATATGCGAACTAACAAATGAAGATATTGTTAGAAATGATATCATATCTAAAATTTTGACTAGATTGCAATAATTTGTTGTTTTACGGGATACTATAAACGATAATAAAGTAACCCGATTCTTTATATATTATTGGAGAAGTTATGCCAACTTATGACTTTGAATGTGAACCCTGTGCATATCATACAGAAATAAAACAGGGTTTTAATGATCCTAGTACTTTAAAATGCCCAATATGCGGAGAAGAAACTTTAAATAAAATCTTTATAACAGCTCCAACAGTTTTTGTTAGGGGTGAAGCCACGACTATAGGGCAGTTAGCCGATAGAAATACACAGCAAATGAGTAACATGGAACTAACGGCCAAAAGAGAGGGTGATAAATTACAGAAAAAGGTTAGCAGTGAAGTGCAAAAGAAAAGAGAACAACACAGAGCTATTCAATCTATGACTCCTGAACAACAAACGCACTATATAAAAACAGGAGAAACGCCTAAATAATGGAAAAACAATCCCCATCTTCTTTTTCAGAGCTAATGGAGATAGCTAGAAAAAAAGAATTAGAAAAATTTGAATCAACACCAAGAAAAGATTTCCCACATATTGCTGTTCTTACCTTTAAAATAGAAGTAAGATCTCTTGCTAATGATAACATGATGGGTGAATCTATTCTAAGTAACCAAGAGTTAAGAAAATTTGGAATGAGCGACAAGGCTAAAATACATATCAAGGGAGCTACAGAATCAGAATGTATTTGTAAAGTAAAAAACATGTTGGAGAACTTAAATGTCGAATCAAGAAAATGAATTTGTTAGAATGGGCATCCCCGATCCCGATGAAGTAATAACTAAATTCATTGGCAAGGATGGACTTGAATGTGAGGAATATTCTAGCTTTGCTAAAAAGTCACTCACAACAAGTGGTACTTCTCAATACTTTGTAAGAGTTGGCAGGGGTGAGCTTATTGATCCATATGGAATAGACGACAATTTGAGTAGAAAACGCATATCGGATGTGTTTAAGTTTAAAAAGGTTAATAAAAAAGCTTTTGATGCTTTTGTTAAGTATCTGAATAGCAAAAATAAAATACACTTTACCACTGCAAGAAGAATTTTACTATCGGAGAGATAAAATGAAAAAAGGTCCACTTTCAAATTCTGAAAAGAAATACATTGAAGAAAATCATCAATATCTTAAATCTAGTGCTATGGCTACAGCTTTAAATAGATCTGTAGCAATCGTTGAAAGATATCTAGATAATTTGGCAAACCCAGAAACTCCAACAAAAGCACTATATGCTAAAGATGAAGAGCGTGGAGTTACAATATCTACAATGGAAGCCTCCATGGCCTCCGATAAAAAGCAGGAAAGAAGAAAGGAAGCCGCAAATGGCGTCCCTCCACGTTATGGAAGGCATATTCATAAAATAAAGTGAGATAATAAGTATGAACACTAAAGTTTGCAAAACATTTGATGCATATATGCGTCATATGACGCATAATGAAATTACAATGAGTTGGAAGGCTGAAATGTTGGACGGTAGTGTTATTTGGGGTGATTATGAAAGACCAGGATATGAAAAGTGCTGGGAAAGATTTAAAATGTATTGCGAAAACAATAAAACATCTCCCACCTCAATTAAATTATACATGTTTGGTATGCCTGAATATACTTTTTTTGAAGACCCCGAAGGCTTAGATGGATTTTCAATTATGAGAGGTTGTTCAAGAGACCAATCTCTGGATGGATCTCATCAAGATTTTCAATTTTTGTCTGTGTCATTATTGCGACCTGAATGCGATAAAGTGGACGTAAGAAAGTTTATATGGCCGGAAACAGATCTTGAGCCAGAAAAAGAAATTAGAGAAGTTGTCGAACAGTCTATCAATCAAATGATTTTTAAACATGACTCAAAAAAAATCAAACACGCAAAAATACAAGAGTATATCAACGGGGCAGCCGTGTAGCTCGGCTCAATATATTGCAGAACTAGTCTGCATCAGACGTGCCGAGAAAGAAAATAAGGGTAGCCTAGCTTACAAATTTTGGAACAAAGGCGATACTTATCAAATACAAGTTCGTGTCGCACATAAATTAATAAAAAAGTATGGAGAGAAACCAATTCTTCACTATTTAAATAGCCCAAGCGGATCAAATGTGTATTCATTGGGCTTTTTGCATAAAACTAAAAAGTTTGTTTTAGCTTTAGATTTTGTAAAAAGGGGTATAGAGAAATCTAAAAAAATTACAGATACTGAAGATGCTAAACCTAAAAAGGTTGTAGAAAAACTAGAGGGTGAATACAAGCCCCGTAAATCATTACCAAATAAAAAAAGTTTATTATCTAAACTAAGGAAGGCAGATGGCAGTGGCAAATAAGTTACCAGATTACTTAAAAAAGTCCGCAAAAGACTATGGTCAAATTATCAAAACGGGGGCCGAGGTATTACAAGAAAAAAGTAACTATGAAATAATATCTGTCGGCCCCGCAATTGACATTGCACTTGGAGGCGGGATCAAAGAAGGAAGCTGGGTCACACTGACAGGAGATCCTAAATCTGGTAAAACCACCACAGCTATGCAAATTGCTGCCAACTGTCAAAAGTTAGGTAGAAATGTAATCTATATTGATGCCGAGGGAAGATTCAAAGATATGAATTTTCAAGTTGACGGTCTTGATCCAGAAAAGATGTTGATTATGGCACCTGAAGACAAACCGATCCCCGCTGAAAAATTTCTAGAATGGGCATACCTAATGATGAGTCATCCAGACAATCATGGTGCTGCTGTTATTATTGACTCTATTTCTTCTCTTATTCCAGAAAAAGAATTAGATAATGACTTTAGTCCAGGTCGTGCAGGATTGCCCAAAATTCTTAGTATTTTTACCAAAAAGGTGGGCCAATTGTTACCAAGGCAACGTGGACTAGTAATAGCGATTACGCATTATATCGCTAACACATCTGGATTTGGCAAAGCTAAAATGGCTGATGGCGGCAATAAAATACAATATCAAGCAGATACAAGAATGGAAATTGCTGGTGGCGGAGAAAAGGTTTCGGCGGTGAAGTTTTGGGATGATGACGACGGTAAAAAAATTGGACAACTTGTAAATTGGAAAATTATTTGTTCATCAATGGGACCGCCTGGAGGCCAAGTACAAAGCTATATTCGTTATGGACATGGTATTGATAAAACACAAGAAATACTAACTTTAGCATTAGATATAGGTTTGATAAACAAATCCGGTGCTTGGTTCACCTGTAGTTTCTTAGAAATGTATAAAGATATAGCTAAAGAAATATTTCCAGATATTGATGTTGAAAATGACGAAGAGTTATTTTCCATTAAGGCTGGCAAGTTTCAAGGTCAAAACAAATTGTATGATTTTTTAAAATCTAATCCCGTTCTAGTAGACGTGTTAGAAAAATTGATAAAGGAAGGATTGTCCAAATGAACATGTGGAAATACAAGAAAGAGGGATTGATTAACAGCAATGTATTTTGCGATCTTTACAAATGTTGTAAAAAAATAAATGCACAAGATTTACGACACGGCACAAAAACCAAAACGCAACAAGCTATACAAAATGAATTAAATTTGTCTCTAGACAGTAACAAGACTTTGATTACTCACGCTGGAGATTGGGGAATTAAAAAAACTCAATGTAATATTTCATTTGACTCAATATACTCTTATACGATTGAAGACGCTGCTCATGGAGGAGTATATTTCAATATAGAAATAGATTCAATACTTCCTCATGTAAGACGCTGGTATATGACTAATATGGGACAATTTCTTCATAGGAAAATATACCCATTACCCATAGGAGTTAATCATGGTGAAGACTGGAATGCTATTGACATACAAGAACTTAGATCTATACCCAAGGAATATCTATGTTATGCAAACTTTACTATAACCTCTCCATATAGAATTAGAGTAGCCGAATGGTGTTGGCAGCAACAATTTATTGATTGTAATTTTCCTAAAAGATATGATACCCAAGATGTAGAATTAAACATGGGAATCCTCAAAGGAGATAGAATGCCATTCGTTGACTTTATGAAAGTATTGGCATCTTATAATTTTGCTATTTCTCCTACTGGAAATGGACTAGATACATTTAGAACTTGGGAATGCATCTTATGCAACACGGTTCCTGTAGCAATGGATAATTGGATGAATAGAATCTTTTCTAAGATCTGGCCCATGATACTTGTAAGTAGATATGAATTTAGTAATGTTTACAAGCTCATTCAAGATTTTTATGAAGAGCATGGTCAAGTAGATTATGACTATTCATTGTTGTTAGAAGAAAATTTTGAAGAACTATTAGACAGAGTGCAATATGAAAGTAATAGGATTAGACGGAAAAAACTATAAATGGAATCCCAAATCTGGAGGTGGGAAAAGATCTAAACTACATAAAAAAGCCAAAAGGGCTCTTGATATATGGTATCCGTATGATAAAATATTAGAGGAAGTTTCACTTCCGGGCACTAAAACTTCAATAAGAAAAAGCGTTTTACGTGCTGATCTTTATATACCAAACAGAAATCTAATTATTGAAGTTCACGGCGAACAACATTTCAAGTTTAATAAATTTCATTATAGAGATAAGCTCTCCTTTTTTCGTGCCCAGGCAAGAGATAGAGACAAATTAGAATGGTGTAGAATCAATGAAATTATAATTGTAACATTTAATTATGACGAGAATGAAAATGAGTGGAGAGCAAAAATTAACTAAGTTTATACAAGCTGTAGAGGACTGGACAAAATCTAAATATCTAGCACCAGTAAATCCTCCAGAAGATATAGAACTTGTTCTTAATGCTAGTACTGATGATATAAAATCTTGGAATTCGGAAACTTGTAACATTAATGCTTTTAAATTATATGCTTATGCTGAATACATTGAGACAGAAAACACTAAAGAAAAAAATATTTTGGAATGGTCAGAATCATCAATCTGGTTTATAATAAGTGGAGTGCTAAATCAATATGGCGGACAGTACTCTAAGTGGCAAGAAAAGTATTATGGTGCAGTTAGAGAAAATCCACTAGCATCAGAAATATTAAAAATTAAAAATCATGCGGAAGCTAGAGTAAGAACCCTAGATGGAAAACATAACAGGATTATTAAAATGGCAGAAACACTAAGTAATATAGCTAGGAGAAAATAATGAGCGACGACATCATTAAAAGTCTTCTGGACACATTAACTCCAGAACAAAAAGCAGAACTAGCCCAAAGTCTTTTAGATACACAACAACAAGAAACTAAGCCTGTGTATAAAAGAAATCCACCAAAAGAAGATGACAATAATCAGTTCGTAATGAACGACAAGGTAAGCAAAGTAACGCCTGAACCCGTTACTAAACGTAAGAGATATAATCAATTCTCAGATGATGGAACAGAACATAAAGATAAGGAGAATAAAACCCCTCCAATTCAACCAACAGAACGCAGAAGACCTGCCTTTAAAAAAATAGAACAGGTTTGCTCTCGTTGCAGCAAGACAGTAGAAGTCCACCCCCAACATGCCCGCGAATTTTATGTGTGTGATAGATGCCTAAGACGATAACAAAATTAGCAGATTTAGCTTCAGAACGTGCTGTATTGGCTGCCTTATGTCAATACGGTCTTGATGCATATTTAGAAATAGACTTTATTAGTTCTGATGATTTTACAGATTCTATGAACGCTTTAATATTTGAATGTGTTTTTAAATCTATCTCAGAAAATACTCAAGTTGAACTTTCTTCCATCCTATCTGCTGCAAATGATTTAGGTGTAGAGGAACAAGTAAATAATAAAGAAGAAATAGGCTTTATACGTTCTTTATTTAATTTTCCTATACATAAATCAAATGTAGGAAGTTATGCAGCCAAGATTGCTAAATTAAAACTTTCAAGAGATCTTCTACAAACACTCAAAGCGTGTGAAAAGGAATTAGGCAGTATTAGTGGCGAAGAGGATGTAATGGACATCGTTGCCAAAATTGAAGAACCTTTACTGGAAGCTACTGGGGATATTTATCAATCATCCAGTAAAAAAACAGAGATTCTAGGAGAAGGTTTAGATGATTACTTGGATTTCTTAGCGAACAATGTGTCAGATTTTATAGGAATACCTTCAGGGTTTCCCGCATATGATACTGCAATTGGTGGTGGTTTTCGCAGAAAATGTGTTGATCTGATTGCAGCACGACCAAAGGTTGGTAAATCAATGTTTGGCGATGCGGTTGCACTTCATGTAGCCTCTAAGGAAAACATACCAGTCCTTGTTCTAGATACAGAAATGTCTAAAGAAGACCATTACAATAGAATCTTAGCTAATCTATCAGGAATAGAGATAAATAGAATTGCCAGTGGTCGATTTACAGAAAACGAAATAGAAAAAGAAAAAGTACAAACAGCCGCTCAAAAACTTAAAGAGATTCCTTATCATTATATTAGTATTGCCGGTGAATCATTTGAAAATATTCTAAGTCAAATGAGGAAATGGATTTATCAACATGTTGGCTTTGATGAAAATGGAAGAACTAATGATTGTTTGATTGTCTATGACTATCTCAAACTCATGGGATCGGAAGGTATCAATGCTGCAATGCAAGAATACCAAGTTTTGGGTTTTCAAATTACGAAACTCCACAACTTTATGGTTAAGTATGATGTAGCATGTTGTGCTTTTGTACAACTTAATCGTGATGGCATAACAAAAGAATCTACAGATGTAGTATCTGGTTCTGATAGACTTATTTGGCTGTGTACAAGTTTTTCAATATTCAAATTAAAATCAGATGAAGAAAAAGCGGAGGATGGAACTCAAAATGGAGACAGAAAAATTGTTCCAGTGGTTGCTAGACATGGAGAGGGCTTGGATGATGGCGATTATATCAGTATGACAATGCACGGTAGATTTGGTAGAATTGAACAAGGTTTAACAAGAAACGAAATTCATGAAAACAACGCAAACAGACAGCAGGGATTTGAAACACAGGAGATTGACGAAGGAGAAGATCTCATCTCTGTGTGATGAAACACTTTTAAAAATTCAATCTTTGTTAGAATATTTTGGAATAGACTACGTTGAGTATCCAAATCGAATCGCTTTTCCATGCCCCGTACATGGGGGTGATAATAGAGAAGCGTGCTGTATATTTACTGATGGATTGACCAATAAAGGTAACTGGGCTTGCTGGACACATAATTGTCATGAAGAATATATTAATAATCTTTTTGGTTTTGTTAGAGGTTGCTTATCTCAACAAAGAGAAAGATCTGTAAGTATGAATGAAACAGCAGATTTTTTATGTCATTTTTTGAAAAAAGATCTAGAATCTTTACAAATTCCCCAACAACACCATGCTAAAACTATAGATATATTCAACCGTTCAATATCTAGAAACAAATCAGATGTAACAAGATCATCAATACAACAAAAGTTAGATATACCCGCAAAATATTATTTGCAAAGAAATTATACTGAATCAGTATTAGAGTGTTTTGATGTTGGTGAATGTTTAAAAGAAAATCAACCAATGTCCGGTAGAGTCGTTGTTCCAATCTACGATGAAGACTACAATTATGTAGGCTGTGTAGGAAGAGCGATTAAAGAACACCTACAACCAAAATGGTTGCACAGTAAAGGATTTACTAAAAATATTTTGTATGGATTAAATTTAGCCAAAAATAAAATATTTGAAACACGTACCGCTATTATTGTTGAAGGACAGGGAGATGTTTGGAGAGCTGTTGAAGCCGGGTTAGATATGACGGTTGGCATCTTTGGCTGTAGTATTAATGAAGACCAATTAATTCTGCTAGAACAAAGCGGAGCATTAAATTTGATAATCCTAACAGATTATGACGATGCTGGAAAGAAAGCTTCTGAACAAATTATTAAAAAGTGTGGTAGAAGATTTAACTATATCAGACCAGATATGCCAGACGGTATAAAAGATATTGGAGATCTTACAGTAGAACAAATTAAAGAACTTATCTATCCTCAAATTAAGGAATTAATTAATGAACACTAGAATTTTAGCATTTGCTGGTGCTAAACAGGCCGGAAAATCAACTTGTTGCAACTTTTTGCATGGATATCAATTACGTGCTCAAGAAGTGGTCCAAGATTTCTTTATTGATAATCAAGGAAAATTAGCTGTAAAAACTGAAATCCTTTTAGCTGAGGGCAAAAAAGAAGTTGGAGATACATATATAGATTTAAATCGAAAAGACGCAGAATTCATAGAATGGGCTATTTACCATATGTGGCCATTTGTAAAAAAATATTCTTTTGCAGATTCTCTAAAAGATATAAGTGTAGGATTGTTCGGATTAACTAACGAACAAGTGTACGGCACAGAGGCTTATAAGATGCAGCAAGTACCTCATCTTAGATGGGAAAACATGCCAGGAAGGTCTAAAAATAATCGTAAAAAGTCTGGACCAATGACAGTCCGTGAATTTCTACAATACTTTGGTACAAATATTTGCAGGAAAATGTATGAACCGATATGGATTAATCGGTGTATTAAAAACATACAAGAAGAAGAATCCTTGTTGGCTGTTATTGATGATTGTCGTTTTGGCAACGAAATTAAAGCTATACAAGAAGCTGGAGGAAAAGTAATAGCTTTAACCAGACGCCCATATGAAGACAGTCACGCTAGTGAACAAATTATTAAAGAAAATCCCGATGCATTTGATGTGATTATTGACAATGAAGATATGGATATAAAAGATCTTTGTGTAGAGGTGATAAAACAATTAAATGAATGGGGCTGGCTGGGAGAACCCACGGTGACTAATCATAAAAAAGGACTCCATACTATAAAGGCAAAAGATTGATAGTAACATATATCCGAAGTTCATCTTATAATAACTATGATTATTGCCAAATGCAATTTTTTATGACCTATGTATTAGGACATCAAACAACATCTGGGAAAAAAGCACAACTAGGAACGATTGTTCATAAGGTTATGGAGATATTAGCCTCTTGTAAAAAACAACTTCAAGATAATAATAATAATAAAAAAAGTTTATTTATAAATGATGATGCAATTGGTAAGGTGAATTTTACAGCTAAAAACCTATTTACAAAAACCCTTGTTACTAAAATATTAGATCGAAGTTATGATCATTATACAAGCAACTGCATACATAAATATACGGGGTCTGATAAAAAGTTTTGTAGAAAGCTAACTGATCAAGCACTAGAATATCATAATGGACAATTCGACCCCAGAAAAAGAAACATCGTAGAAGCGGAGCCTCAGTTTGATATTCCGATTGATCGTGACTGGGCAAAATTTAAATACAAGACGCCAGACGGTAAAATAACGGAGTGTCAATTAGCGATCAAGGGAACAATTGACCTTGTTACTGAAGTTGACGATGGAATTATTGAAGTTATTGATTGGAAAACTGGACAACGTAAAAACTGGGCTACTGGAGAAGAAAAAACATATGAAAAGTTAATTGAAGATCCTCAGTTGCTTTTATATCACTATGCAATTTCTAAACTGTACCCTGACTATGATCAGGCAATTATGTCTATATTTTTTATTAGGGATGGTGGCCCATTCAGTATGTGTTTCGATCAAAATGATCAAGAAAAATTTCTAGGAATGCTAGAACAAAGATTTAAACAAATTCAACGCAATGATTTTCCGCAACCATGCTCTAGGAATAGGACTAGTTTTAAATGTACAAAATTATGTGATTTTTATAAAAAGAATTGGCCCGGAACAAACATCTCAATGTGCGAACATGTAGAAGAACATCTTAAGGCATTTGGTTATGATGATACTGTAGAAAAATGCACTAAGGAAGGATTTAATATTGGACATTATGAGGCACCGGGATAGTATAACACTACTTGTTGAACTTTACAAATCTGAGTTTTCACAAAGAAACGAAGAATTTTCTAAAGTATTGCAAAAAAACATAGAGTGCGAATATATTGATAGCATAATCGTTTTTGCCGATAAAGATGTGAGTCTTTGTAAAGATCAAAAAATAACACGCATTCCAACAAAGAAAAGAATGACCTATGCAGACTATTTTACATATTGCAACAACAATTTTTGTGAAAATACAATATACATAATTGCAAATAATGATATTTACTTTGACAATACCCTAGCCCAACTTGAAGGCATTAAAGAAGATTATTTTGTTTGTTTGACCAGATGGAACACTTACGATAGTGAAACTGAAATACAAGGGCACGAAGCTTTTTCTCAAGATGTGTGGGCATTCAGAAAAAAAATACCAGAAGAAATGATAAACACATCTTTCTTTTATCAAGGTACACAATGTTGCGATAATCATATTTGCTTTTTAGCTATTGTAAATAATTTTAAAGTTATTAACCCATGTCACTTAATAAAATCATATCATGTTCATCAGGGTGCAGAACAAAGAACCTACGATATAAAACACAGAGAGATTTATAATACAATGCTTTTGTCTACAGTCGATCCATCTGACTCTCTGGAATACAACTCTAAAAATGTTGGTAGTTTTTTTTCTATGAACGACAACTCTATGAATGGTGCTGGGAGACTTTGTTCTGATTATTACATCCAATACATACAACAAGTATACCAAGAAACATTTAAATTAAAGTTATTAAAATACAACAAATTAAAAAAAGAACACAAAGATAAACCTATGGTAAAACATGTGAGTTTTTAGACATCTATAATTGACAAACAAAAGACTGTATAGTATAATAGGGAAACATCTATTAAATAATTGAGGAACATTATGTGGAATCCCATTAATTGTAAAACTCACTTCAGTCTACAGCATGGGTTTTGTAAAACGGATAAGTTGGCAAAACGTTGCTCTGAATATGGTTACTCGGCCTGTGGTATTGCGGACTTTGGAACCGTATCTGGTGCTGTAGAATTCCAACAAGACTGCAAAAAACATGGAATTAAACCAATCATCGGATGTCAATTTGATGGGTATATTTTATATGCAAAAAACAAAAACGGCTGGTTCGACCTTGTTAGATATGTTTCAAATCAAAATCTTAATGTACTAAAAGAAGTTGCCGCCAATGGTAATGTTCTATGCGTGACATCAAATGTAAACGGATTTGCAAATCTCTTTAAGGGTAATCATATACAGCTTGACTATGAGCCGCAGGCAATCTATTATGTTGATCAGAGTGATGCTGAGTGCCATAGAATCATGCTTTGTGGTAAGCTCAAAACCACTCTAAAGAAAATCAAAAACGTTGAACATGACTATGAACAGTTTTTTAACGGCGATGATCAGTGGTACTTGCAAACATCAGGTAGAGAATCAGACGTTTCTAAAATTGTAGATCGCTGCGAAGAATATGATCTTGCAGATCAGCCCTCATTTCCCACCTTTGATTGCCCCGAGGGATTTGATGAAGATGAATATCTAACAGAACTTTGTCGAGAAGGATGGAAAACAAAACTAATACCTAGTGACAAGGTATCAAATGCCACTAACAGGAATATTTATGCAGAAAGAGTAAAACATGAACTTAAGGTTATTTTTAAGGCTCAACTTTCTGGCTACTTTTTAATTGTACAAGATATTATAAGTTGGGTAAAATCACAAGGTTGGCTCGCTGGTCCTGGTCGCGGATCTGCTGCCGGATGTCTTGTTTCTTATTTGCTAGATATCACAGAGGTTGACCCGATAGAATATGATTTAATCTTTGAAAGATTCTATAACGAAGGTAGAAACACAGACGGGAATATTGCAATTCCAGATATTGATATGGACGTTCCCGCTGAACATAGGGATGAAGTTATTGATTATATGAAACAAAAATATGGCGAACAAAACGTAGCACAAATGATTACATTCGGTAGACTACAGGGTCGTTCTGCTGTAAAAGAAGTATTAAGGATAAACGAAGCTGTGTCTTTTGCTGAAATGAATGAGATAACAGATAGTATACCTGATGAAGCCAAGATTTCCGACCAGCTTGAATTGATGGATGACAAATCTGTTATTAGGTGGACACTTGAAAATGAACCTGAAAAATTGAAGAACTGGGTCTTCTACAATGAAGATAAACTTGACGGGCCTTTGGCTAATCTATTTGAGCAAGCTATAAATATCGAAGGAACAAATAAGTCTCAGGGAAAACACCCTGCCGGAGTTGTAATATCTCAACACGTTTTATCAAATGTTTGTCCCATGACTGTTGACAAATCTGGAGATCCAGTTGTAGCCTTTGAAATGAATGCATTAGAAACTCAAGGACATGTAAAGTTTGACGTTCTTGGAATTGACCTACTTTCTAAAATAATGGAGATTTGTGAAGATGAGTAATTACTTTGAAATATATCGTGCTGTTGTCTTTGATGGTTCAGCCGTAGAATCCAATGGAGTATCTTTGTGTAATTTAGAAAACTTTATGCATAATTTTGTACCGAGGGCTAAATATCAAGTTTGTTCTGACAGATTAAATTTTCATTCTCTTTATTACAACATTGATGATGCTGTAAAGAAATTTATAGAACTAAAGCAAAAGAGAAGAGTTTCATGAATATAAGTGTAACCTTTTGTGTAACATGCTGCGATAAAGATGTTCATTACTTAGATCAATGTATTAAATATATAAAATCTCAAACCGTAAAACCTGAAGAGGTAGTGGTTATATGTAGCGGTCTTGCAGATACTAACGCTATTGATCAATTATTTAATAAATGCAAAAAAAACAATTATATTGTTTATAATTATTCTAAAAAACGACTACTACCAGGGTGGGCAAGAAATACAGGAGGACATATTAGCACAAGCGATGTGGTTTGTTTTTGTGATGTAGATGATGCAATTCACCCACAAAAATGCGAATATGTAAAAAAAGTTTTTAAATATAGCAAAGTTTCTGCTTTAATTCATAACTACCATACGCCAGAATCATTCGAGGGATGGGAAGAATTAAATTTTGTATATGAATCAATTGAAAGAGTTGAAAGAATTGATGTAGGATGTACCAACATTAGAACAAAAAAAGATGAAGATGTTGCACATGGTCCAATATCATGTAGAACAAATATGTTGATTAATAAAGAAATTACTTATGATGAAACAATATCACTAGGAGAAGATGGTATTTTTTGCCAGGATATTGTACGTCATCCAGAACATCGCTTATACTATACACCTCAAAAACTTATGGTTTATCTATGAAACTTATAAAAATACCAGTTGCACAAATAAAAAGAGAGATTAATAAATTAAACAAATCTAGTATAGTAGAGGAAAAATCATACAATGAATTATCGTGATATCATCGTATTCGACTTTGAGACCACAGGTCAGAATCCTTACAAGTGTCAGCCAACCCAGATTGCTGCCGTTGCTATCCACGCACGTAAATTGGAGCTGCAACCAGGAGGAATTTTTGAAAGTAAAATGCGATGTATTGTAGATGATGAGAAAGCAATCGCTGCTGGATTTGACCCTGTAGAAGACAAAGCTTTGGAAGTAACTAGAAAAACCAGGGCAGAAATTGCGAAAGGTCCAATGCCTAAAACTGTATGGAAAAAGTTTGCTCAATTTTGCGACAAATATAATTGGAAGGGTACATCTTTTACAGCACCAATCGCAGCTGGCTATAACATTAATGGCTATGACATGCCCATTGTTGAAAGATTGTGCCAAGCTTTTGGACCTGTTGATGAGAAGAAAGGTAAACAAAAAATTTTTAATCCTGTTTTTACTATGGATGTTATGCAGCACGTTTATTGTTGGTTTGAAAATAATGCTGACGTAAAAGGTTATAGTATGGATTATCTTCGTGACTACTTTGGTATGCCTAAAGACAATGCCCACGATGCCTTGCAGGATGTCAAAGATACTGCTAATATTTTGATTAAGTTTTTAAAGATGCAAAGAAACTTATCTAAGAAAATTAAATTTGAGAAGGCTTTTGCCAAAGGAGAAGTATATGTCAAATAATATAGATCACTTTTACAACAATATCCAAGGATGGTTTGATTTTCACAAAGTATACCAAAATCAAGTTATTAAAGCTCCATCGACTGGTGCTAAGTTTGTTGAAGTTGGTTCTTGGAAAGGTGCCAGTGCTTCGTATATGGCAGTAGAAATTGCCAACTCGCAAAAAGAGATTGACTTCTATTGTATAGACACATGGAGTGGAAGTCAGGAACATTTGAATGAAGACAGTGCTGCCTATGAACCCAACATAAAACAAAAAGACTGGCTTTATAATCAATTTATAAAAAATATGAAACCCGTCCAAGACTACTATACGGCTATTAGAAAAGAATCTATAGAGGCGGCAAAAGATTTTGAAGATAAGTCATTAGACTTTGTTTTTATAGACGCTTCTCATGATTACGATAATGTGCTTGCTGATCTTAGGGCTTGGTTTCCTAAATTAAAAAGTCAGTCCGGTTTTTTTGGACACGACGCAGGGGCAACAGACGTTAAACACGCTATAAATGATTTTTGCAAAGATAACAACCTGCAAATAAGATTAAATGGTCCCTGTTGGGAAATTTTTCAATAAAGTTCAATAAAGGAAGGTGTTTTAATGAATAAAAAATTTATTATTGAAGGCTACAGACCCGCTCAATGGGACGGTTTCTCATACATAACAGACTGTCCCGCATTTCTCCACAGTATCAGTACAGGAAATTCACAGCCTTACTGGAGTGGCGGGCCTCCTAGAGATTCTGAATTGAATATTATTAAGTCTTATATTGCCAAGACGAAAAGAAACAAAACATTTCTAGATGTGGGCGGTCATATTGGAACTATGTCAATTCCATTATCTTTAATTTATCATAATGTACACGGCTTTGAACCCTGTGAAACAAATTATAAATTTTTCACAGAGAATATTAAAATAAATAAAGTTGACAATGTTCATGCTCATAATGTAGCAATTTCCAACCACGCTTCAAAGGTTAGTGTTTTCAAGCATCCAATGCCCAGAGGTCATCAACACAATAGTGGTTGCTATGCAGTCAAAGATGACTCAGAAGGTTTGGTAGACTGTGTTACTCTGGACAGTCTAGATTTTGCAGATGTTGACTTTATAAAGATTGATGTTCAGGGCAAGGAGTCAGAAGTTCTTGAAGGGGCTATCAATACAATTAGAAAATATAAACCCCTTTTGATGATTGAAGTGACTGATAAAGAACAGACAGAGGAAAGTCTTAAAGGGTTTGCAACATTAAGGAAAGAAATTGTGGAGTTTTTGAGCGAAGAAGATTATGTCATATATTATGACAATGGTAGTGATATCTTTATGTGTACAGAGGAAATTACGCATGTTCGACATTAATAATTTTGATGATCCTGAAGTTTGGGATCTCATTTGCGATGGAAATACTAAGGGTGTTTTTCAGTTGGAGTCTAATCTAGGCAAACATTGGGCAAAAGAAATTCAGCCCAGAAACATTAAAGAATTAGCGGCTCTGGTAAGTCTTATTCGTCCTGGCACTTTGTTGGCTAGAGATGCTAA